TCGGCGATGCCGCTGTTGAATCGGTGGTATCGTTTGCCATAGCTCAAGCCTTAGGAACCAAGCTCTTGATGCGACCGATCATCCAGTTGGCCACCAACTTCTTCGCCTTCGGTTTATCCTTGAGCCACTTCGCGAACTTCTCCGCGTTGCTGTCGTAGAAGCTCTTGAACCAAGCGGGTCCAACGAGTTCCTTCCAGAAGTAGAACGCTTCCCACTGATCGGGAATGCACTCGCGAGCGACGTAGCAACCAGCAGCACTTCCGAGTGCGCCGATTGCTCCGGTGACACCTTTGAGGATTGCCAACGGTGAACCAGCCTGCGAAGCCTCGAATGCGTTCTGGGCGTTCTGGAGCGCGAAGCTGGAACCCAGTTGCATGAGCTGGCCGGGACCGGCTTGCTGCATGCCCTGAACCATCTGAGGAGCAGCGAATGGGGACGCACCCTGCTGGAGTCCGCCAAGCTGAGCGGCTTGAGAGACAATAGGCTGGAGACCCAGAGCAGACTGGATGTTGGCCAAGTTCTGTTGTTGTGCGCCTTGACGTTGCTGCTGAGCAGACATCTGGCCAGCGAAGGTCTGTTGAGCGGCAGTATTCCGCTGACCGGTAGCTGCGAGGATGTTCTGGAAAGCCTCCTGAGCTTGGCGATTGGCAACGTCGCTGGATGTCTGGCCGCTCTGGAGTAGGCCAAGAGCTTGCTGACGACGCTGGACATCGGCGTTCGCAATAGCCTCACCAACGGCCCGCGCCTCGCGGAATGCGGAGAGGTTTCCGAGGACGTTTCCAGTAGCGGCTCCACGAGCGCGAACGGCTTGCTCAGCGGCTCGGATCATCGATGGATCGAGAGTACCGGCCTGAGCGAGACCTGAACTAATCTGGCGTTCGAGGTTGCTGCGTATATCGCGAGCGGCTCCGGTATCCTGTGGAGCGGTTGGCATTCCAACACGCTCGTAACCAGGAGCGGTAGGAGCGGTCTCATCCAACTGGCTCTTGCCACTCTGAAGAGCGGACAGAAACTGATCGTAGAGTTTGTACCGCTCAGGATCAGCAGCAGCGAGTTCGGCTTTGCGCTGCTGAGCGAATTGGGTTCCGTATTGCTGGGCGAGCTTAAGCTGAGCGGCGGCATTGATCGGTGCCAGCTCGTTCTGAAGGATCTGTTGCGCCCGCGTCAGATCAGCATCGGACTTGCCGGTATAGTCATAGTTTACCGTCTTGAACCTTCCGGTTTCATTGCCGGAAGAATCAAGGATAGGCATCTGGTAGCTGCCCTTGGTTCCCATGCGAGACGCTGCCTCGATCTCGCGCAGGATCGGGAATGTTTCGGCCTGAGAGTACACCGCAGCCCTATTGGCAGCGGACATATTTGGAGCTTGGTAACTACCACCCATAAGAAATCCTTCGGTTCATCAGCAGTTTGAAGTATCTGTCGAAATCGTACAAACGGGAAACGCCTCTGCTGAATCCTCCCACCTTGGTGACCTTATCAGAACAGACGGTCATCATGGCCAACCAGAGCGTCTGAACGGCTTCTGGCTCCACTCCAACGACCATCTCTATCCAAGCGATGTGTCCGTCAGGGAAGTTGTTGTTGATGTCTTCCGCTTCCTCGATTGAGTTCAGGAAACGAACAGCTCCGACACCAATGCACTCGCCCTTCTCATTCTTGATGATCCCGATCTGCTTCATCTTGTTGAAGATGCCGATCCAGTTCAGGAGCTGATCATCGTTCCATGTGGAACAAGTTGGCCAATGAAGCCTGAGCAGCTTAGCTGCTTCGATGATAGACGGATGTGCGTTCATTGCTGAGGACGCACGGAATCGACGAATCCAGAGAGAATGGCGGATTGGAATGACAGGCGACCGCCCGATTCAGCGGTTGTGCGAACACGGAATTGGATCGTGTTCCAGCGTCCCGCGCTGATCAGGTTGTAAGCTTTGAGATCCTTGAAAGTTCCGGTAGGAATCGCAACCCCAGTGGCAAGATCGGTGAACGAACTGCTCATATTCTTGCAGTAAGCAGCTTCGATTCCGATGGGGATGTTGTACGGGTTGTCGAACGCGAACTGGATGCTGTATCCAATCTTATCGGGGATTGGTTCACCGAGATTGTAAGCCTTCGTGGTTACGCTCGATATGAATACCGATCCACCATCGTAGTAAGCCATCTGATTGGGCGGATCAAACCGGCTTGCTGGAAGGTAATCGTTGAATGCCCATACCTGACCAGCTCCAGTTCCGAGGCTCATCACTTGGCCAGCAAACATGAGGATGGGTCCGCGAGCCGAGAAGTTGGTGGAAACGAAGTCGTTCACCTCCCAGTTGTCCCAATAACCCAACCAAGAGCGAGCCAGTGCATGGTACACGATGACAGCATTGTTGGTGGTCTGCGAAGTTCCTCCGTCTGGAATCAGGGGAACCGAGAGCATGTACCGGTTGTTCCAGTACACGCCGTCGCATAGTGCATACTGAGCCTTGTCGATGCGGCTGATGATGTCGGATATGGGAGCAGATAACGCGAGTCCGGTGCTGGTCTGAGTACCGGCTTGGATCTGCGAGAGTGATCGGATTCCGTCGCGCGACAGGAAGAATACATCAGGCCCAACAGAAGCGATGGAACGGTGCGAGGCGCATCCGATATTGCCCGATATGATCGAGATGACCCAATCCGCAGGATCTTGCGTAGGATCAGCATCTATGCTCCAGAGCGAGCGTTCCTTAAAGATGAGCAACTTGTATCCAAACCATGAATAGATTCCGGTGATCGGGTCTCCATCTCCGCCAACACGAACGGAACCAAGCGGGTCCCATGCTTCGCCATCGAGGATGTCCGAGAAGTAGAGGGTATCGGGAGGAACAGATGTATCTCCAGAAGCACAGAACAACCGTTGCATGTGCGTCGTGAGATAGATCGGCTTGTTTGGAGGAGTGAGCGATACAAAGGCGATTGCATGCGCCCCACCGCCACCAGAAATGCTTACAGTTGGAGCAGTTGTGTATCCGCTTCCAGGATTATCAATGGTGATCGAAAGCACGTTTCCATCGAGTCCGCAGATAGCTGTGGCCGTAGCCGTAACGCCGCTCGGAGGAGCCGAGATAGTTACCGCAGGAACAGTGGAAAGATTGGAACCCTGATTGATGACATCGATGCGCGTAACTTTGCCAGCCGTGATCGATGAATTCGTGTTGGTGCTGGTGATGTACTTCAGCGTTCCGTAACCGTCAGAATAGAACAGCTTGTCATTGAGCTGAGCGAAGTAAACGAACTTTGCGGCAGCGTTCAGCGTTGCTCCGCTTATAGCAGAGTAATTGGATGAAAGATCAGTAACCCAGAGTTGCTTGATTGATGTAGATGGATTTAGCAGGGCAACAATAAGTTTCTCAGAAGCTGCTGTATCGAAGTAAAACCCGGAGTAAACCGTGCAGTTATTTGGCAGGTTCGACAGATAGTAGCTGGTCGTGGACTCCCAGTTTGTAGTGGTGCTTTCCCAATTCAGCGAACTGCTGTTGCCAACGATGGATGTGGTTCCGAATCGACTTACGAGATTTCCAAAATCATCGTAGTCCATGTTGATGGCCCACTCGACGCTGGTAGCCGGAATCGCATCGGGACGAGTAGCTGAAATGACACCAGTGCTGAACCCATTGCTTCCATCCAGAAGCATCTGGTCGTCGAGTGCGTCTGAGGATTGGAATGGCATTAGGTGATGTCCTGAAAGGTGTAGTCGTAGAGGCTGTCAGGAATGATGCGGCTGATCTGCTGCTGCTGACCGCGTTCCATGTCTTTCATAATGGAGACCTGAGCGGCTCCCTCTTGGAACTTCGCTTGGGCTTTGCCGTACTGCCGCGAGTATTCGAGGAGATCGCCTTCGGTGTAGGCCATCAGTGCATTCTCAACACCGTGCAGCTCGAAGTTGCTGTCGTTGGTGATGGTCTGAGCCTCACCGAACTGGCGCATCTGCGACTGCTTCTTACCAAGGATGAAGAGCGTTCCATTGACGTTGGGAACGGGGATGAGCTTGATCTTGGGAACACCGGCAAGTCCGTAAGCAGGGTCCATGTTTCGGACCCAGTTCACGAAGTTGTTGGGAGTGGACTTGCGCCCATCGACGTTGTTCCAGGTATTGGGATCGAGCTGGAAGAACGACACCCACTCAGCGGACGGG